AGGTTTCACACTTCAGAGCAACTCCGCCTTCCTCCCCATCCACGCTCACCGCCATGGTATCCATGATACCGCGCCAACAAAGAACCGGAGTCCCGACAGGCTGGAATGACTCATCCAAAGGGCAGAAGTAAAGCCGTGCATTCCTCCCGCGATACTCTTCAACTTCTCCAATGGCTAAAGCAAGTATCGAATGCTGGGCCACGTTCAAGGCGAATGTCAGGCTCTTCGACTCTACCCCTTCTGATTCTTCAATAGCGCTGATCGAGCCAATAGAGCCTAGCCCTACCCAATCATGACCTCCCCAGGTCAAACTGAGGTTGGCAGAGCAGATATAGATTGTTTGGGACAGGAACTGCAGCTCAACGAAATAGACCAGCCGTGTGACCGGTTTTTCCAGTTCGTCCTGCTGTGAGGAATCGAGCGTTGTCACGCCGCCCTCCAATCTTCTACGAGGTCCAGGCTGAAGCCTTCCACAATCGCCGCGCTATGCTGCCAACTGAACTTGGAGTCTACGCGACGGAATAAAGCTTTCGGCCTATCCCATGTTACCGATTCTCCGATAGCAAAGGCATTACGCAGAGCCGGTTCAATCGTTACGGATATAACCCCTGAGCCGTCACTAGCGGCATCGGCTACCACCATTACTACTTGCTGAGTCAGGAGCGTTCCAATACCTAGAAAATCGCCCTGCAGGAGCGTTTTAGAAGTCTGCCCACTGGCTACTATGGATAGCGTTGTATCGCCCTGATTCGCGCTACTGTTGAGCGTCATAGTGCCACGCATCGTGCCGAGAGGAACAGGACGAGCTATGTTCCATAGAGCGAGTTGGTTCGTCTTGCCGCGGAGTTGCATACCTAACGACTGCCACGCACCGCCGTTAACTGACAGTCCAGCAGGAGACTCCATGTTAACCGCCCATCCTGGAGTAGAAGCTTCTACCGCTTGACTCCCGAACACGGAATTAAACGCGACATCGTACCTTTGCTGCGCCCATGAGAAACGGGCAACAGGCAAGGAAGGCCAATCAATAACCGCCATTAGATAATTCCCTGCCTTTGCATTTTTTCGACTAAATCCGCATTTCCCTGTTTCACAGCGCGAGTAACTATCGCATGTACTTCGGTACGGTCTGCGCGAGAGTCAATCTGAATAACTGGAGCGTAGTTAACTGATACGCCTTTCTTGCCGCCACCCAATATGTCTTTGGTCTGGTTGGCGTTGAATATCCTTGACGGGCCTGTTGCTTCCAGTTCAGGGCCATTCTCGCCAACTAGACGTAATCCGCCCATGTGATCGCCACCAGTAGCGAACGTAGGCCAGAGGAATTGACCGAAGTTTGACGAACCGAGCTTTAAGCCGCCAGCAGACTTGCCGCCTCCGAAGCCACCGAAAATTGAGCTAAGAATACTTAGACCGCCTTTGAGCAATCCGCTGCTTCCGTTTGAGCCAAATATTGACTCGGTAAGATGGGAAGCCAATCCAGCCGAGACCATACGGAACAGCAAGTCTTTCCACGCATCAAAGATACTGTCAAATCTTCCCGTCATGGCGTTGTAAAGTCCCTGCCCTAACGTGCTTTGAACGTTCGTCTGGAAGCCAATCATAGCTGCGTTCATTTTGTCCGCGCTATCCTTGACGATTTCTGTACTCTTGCCCATGCTCTTTTCTACGGCAAGCTCAAAGGTACGTTGGTCTATCACACCCTTTTCCAGAAGCTCACTGTACCGCTCTACTTCTTTGTTCAGCTTGTAGAAAGGATCGACAGCTAGTTTAAGATTCTCTCCTTCCTTGGTCAGTGCGTCTAAAGCCTCCTGAGCCTGTTTCGCAGCGATAAGACGCTGGTCTGTAGCGTCTAGAGCAGCCTGAGCCGTTGTTATGCTCTTCGTCGCAGCGCGATCAAAAGTATCCTGACTGATTGCACCTTTCTGGAGCAGTTCTACGTACTTAGCCAGTTCCTGATTCCGATTGATAATAGGATCAACCGATGCGGCAAGCTGCGCGCCTTCTTTGCGCAAAGCCTCCATTGCCTTCTTTGCAGCTTCAGCGGCAGCCTTTGCCGCGGCTATCTGTTCCGCCGTTGGTCCCGTGGGGGCGGCTAGAGGCGTAAAAGTATCAGGCTTTGTGTTTGCTGCGGCCTCTTGAATACCGTCCAGTATCTTTTTCAGAGTAAGCGCTTCGATGTTTAATTTATCGAAGTCCTTTGCCCAGAAACCTGACGAATCAATACCTACCTTACTGATAAGGTTGCGACGAAGCAGGATGTCATCCATCGAGCTACGCAGATCGTTCAGGCGTTTCTCAAGCTGCTGCTCACTAGTCGGATTAAAGAATTCTCTCCAACCGGCAATTCCTGCCGTCAACTTTCCCACTGCGCTAGCGAATGCGTTGCTTGCTCCAGTGGCTTTATCTATCGCCCCTATCGTCAGGAGAATTTCATTCTTGGCATTCTGGAACGCAGAGCCAATCGTGTTAGGCAGAGTTTCCGCTTCCTTGATTAAGGTTGGAAGTTGCGAACCGAGAGAGTTAACCAGAATGTCCCTCGTTATCTTTCCTTCTTCCGCAAGCTTGCGTAACTGGCCTACAGGAACGCCAATCGAATCAGCCAGCGCCTTCATGATGCGTGGAGCCGCTTCATTGATCGCGTTAAACTCTTCGCCCCGCAACACCCCCGATCCAATGGCCTGAGAGAATTGCAGCATTGCAGAAGCGGATTCTTCAGCAGTCGCCCCGGAGAGCCTAAGACCGAGCGCCATGGCCTGCGTGACTGAGGCTACCTGTGCCTGTGTACCTCCTACATCAAGGAGAGCATTAGAAATGCGTGTATAAAGGGTAGCAGTGGCCTCTAACGAGCTTTTGGAGCTAGAGGATATCCGCTTGATGTTATCGCTTGCCTCCGCAAACTCAGCAGCGCTGCGAGTAGCTAACTTAAGACGGGCCTCAATATTCTGGAATGAGTCAGCCATTGTTGCCAACTCATTCACGCTCAGCGCTGTAGCGATACCGCCGAACGCTCCTTTAATGCCAAACGCAATACTTGAAAATGACTTGTCGATATTCTTGGATACACGAGCCGCGTTAGTCTGGAACTTCGCCAGATCATTCGTCATCTTATCGACGGACGAAGTAAACCTAGCAATGTTGGCGTTGAAATCTACAACGACACCACGTCCAGCCATCTTATAACCCCAATTTCACAGCAAGCAAATCAGCCGCTGACGTAGCAGACCGAACAATCAAATTCACAGCATCTTCACGCTTATCTAAAAACGCTTTCTCGATAAACTTCTTGCCGGGAATGAGCTTCTTCTTCTTTCCAGCCTTCCATCCATCTTCCTGATATGGAGCGTAGTAAGCGCCCTTCTTTCCTTTTCTTACTGACAGATAAACACCAATCATTCCGTCAGATTTTTTTCCGTTATGTATCTTTGAGCGAGATACACGGATGCTGCGCTTGAGAAGGCCGGTCTTTACCGGAGCATTAGCCTGAGCCTGTTTCTTGACAAGATTCGCACCCTGACGCAATGCGCCCAAAACAACCCTGTCTCCTAGTTGCTGAGAGTAGGAATACAACTTCCTTTGAACCTCTCGCAGTCCGGTTACTGTGATTGTTTCGGCCATTCAAAATCCCTGATCGTTACAAGCTGAACCAACAGCGATTCAACGTCCTCGATGCCGTAAATCTCGCACATGAGCTCCAGAAGATTGCCATCTATCTGCCGGCCCATCATGATCCATATCTTTACAGCTAACTCGCATTCCTTGGGAGGCCCGCCTGGTGGAAAAGGCTGTTTTAGCTCTTCCAGCCAGGCCGCTATTTTTTTTCGCTGGCTACCAGGCTCTCAGCGTGAGCGGAATATTCCTTGGTGATAGCAGAGGTTAGGTCGCCCCAATATTTGGGCTGGTCTGCTATCCACTCAACAAACAATGCATGGTCAAAGGGAACAGGAACAGAGTCGCCACTAGGGATTAGGTCTAGTTCGGTTATCCCCTCCCATCCTTCGACGAATCGCTCTATAAAATCCATCTGCCTCGATTCGCCGCCGCCGGCCATCTCAATGGCTTCCCAATCCGTAGGACGGCGAACGATGAATGTTTTCCCGTCCACCGTTACCCTCGTTTGCCGAGCCTTGCGGATTTTCTCAATTAACGGATTCATTACGGGATCGTGTAGGTAGCAGCGCCATTCATCGACACGGCAGCGGGAGAAGTGGTGACTCCTTGTGAGCTACCACCGGGAAGACCAGCGTAGCCTACTGAGCCATAAAAACAGGCTGCGCGTCCATTGGGCCACTTGATACGGAATGCCTTGCTGGTTCGGGTCGTGAAAGCGTCCAGCATGGCGATTTGAGCCGAGTCAGACGGGTCCCATTGCATCGTCATGTTGTAGCTCATCGCAGTTGCACCGACCACGATTTGCTTGTCCACGGTATCCGAGACTGTCGTGGTATCGACAAACTTGATATCACCACCGGACGGAGAGAATTCCTGACAGCCAGGAATAGAAATCCCCATGGTCAACTTCTCGAAAGTGCCGCTGGTGAACACGTCGAAATTTGACGTATCTATTCCAACATCTCCCGTAGCGGTGTTCTTTAACTGGAAGGAGTCAGTATCCTTGTTAACCACGGTGAACACGCGCTCATTGATCTGAGTCACGTTTGAGCGAATCAGAATCAAGTCATCATCCAGCAATCCGTGAGCCGTGGCACTGAATACTCCAGGGCTTGCGTTCGTCATCGCTGAAATTGTCACAGCAGCGGCAATGGCGCTCTGCATCGAGAGTACCAGCCCTGAATTTGTATAAATCTTTGCCATTTATTGCTCCTTAGAAAACAAAAAAGCCGCCCGAAAGCGGCTTGATGGGATTGGTGAAACTTTTAAAGCAATGAATCTGGTGAACCTTCCTCTGTCGTATAACTTATGCGGAATGAGAGAGTGACTTCAGCGTGATATGTGTACTGCCCGTCCTGTCCTTCTCCTTCGATCACGGCCATGCTGGTGCTGATATGCTCAAGCGAGCCGACCATTACCTTTGCGCGCAACGTGTCCTGCGTCAGCTTCGTTTCGATCTCTGCCGAAACTTCATCCATCCTGTCTTCGATGGATTCCTTGTCTCCAGTACCCGGCAGCCGCAGCATTCCGACTATCGAGATGATCAGATCCCGATCGTAATTACAGGGATCGTTTACTACCCCCACTTGCGAAGTCTCGGACTCAACGAAGACCATCAAGTACGGCCAGATAACCCGGCTTGAAGCGACGCGAGATTCAACTACTGATTTCCAGGCAACAGGAGTGCTTGAGAGGATGCTTGCCACAGCCTCCCTGATAGTGCGTCTGGAATGCATTAAAGGAACTCGTACCGAAACGCATCAAGCATGTCCCGTACAGCGTAGGGTATGCGCGACATGACTATCCCGCTTTCAGACGGGCCTTGCTGGTTTGTCCAATGCCCAACTAGAAGGATCAGAGCTTCTTTAATCAGTGAAGGCACGGCTTCGGCTGTATCGCCATAGCCAGCAGTGAACTGGATACGAACGGCGTTTCTTTCACTTCTAGGAGTGGGCCACGAAACACCATAAGCAGAGCGTACGAACGGGAGGAAAGCGTAAGTATCTAAGGTATAGTCAGTAGATGAGACTGTTTGCTCAACCCCGTCCGTGTCTATGTATTTAACCGATTCAACGGTCAAAGCTGACGGGAGTTCGTGTTCGTCAACGAAACAATCCCACCGAATTTCTCTTGTCTGTTTCAGGAAGGCTCGGCCCGTATAATTCTCAGCCCACGAACGAGCCTCAGTAATACGGCGAGACAGAAGGCCATCGCTTCTCGTGTCGTCTATGCCAAGTTGGTCTTTTACTTCAGCGATCGGTACAGGCTCTAGTAAGGGAGGAGTAATTACCTTCATGCCAGTTCCTTACGGACGGTCACGGCGATCAGGTCAACGTTGGTCAGTTTCTTGCCGTTCGTGTCAGTAATCTCTACTTCAAACGACATACCAGGGGCGAATAATTCACCAGCACCGAATTGATACTTGCATATCCCGTTAGCAGCATCCTCTATGGTCATCTCCTGATCCACAGACAAGCCTGTTTCATCCTTCCAGTGCAGATTCGCCGAGCTACCAGACAGGTTTATTGGATCGCTATTCGCATCGACGCAAGTAACCCTCAGCACTGAAGCTGTGTCGTTAGAAACGAAATCCATTAGTTAAACCTTGTCTGAACCGACTTGGAAGGATTGAAACGAGCGTTAAAATCCAGTACCGGATTGAATACTGCTGTGCGATCTGCTATCGAGGTTATTTCTGTAATCGTGCCAACTACTCCAGCAGCTACGCATATAT